GGTGTAGGGATCGCCGGGCTTATCCTGGGTGACGCTGCTCACCTTACCATCCGCTGCCGCGTTGACCGCGGTGTTTGCCGGGACAGTGAAGGTCTGACTGCCATCCTCGTTCTTGTTCATCGTGTACGAACCGCCCTTGATGGGGAGCTGGGGATTGATTCCCGTCGGCTGGCCGTTCGCCGTGCGCAGCGCGTTCGAGATCAACTGGTTCGATACGTCCTTGACGGTCTCCACGTCCGTGTTGCGCTTGATGGCGCTACCCAGCATCTCCGCCGTTCGCTGGTCGATGTGTCCCTGCGCCAACTCGCTCTCGTAGAACGACTGCGCTCCCTGGTAGTTATGGTTGTCCAGCATCTTCGAGATGACGCCCTGCGCAATGCCTGTCGTGACTTCCTTGGCCGCTTCCACCCCTTGCGGGCTGTCCGGGCTGGCTCCCGTCGCGATGAAGAGAGCGTGCTGCTTCTGCTGGATAGCCTGATTGCTGAAGGTGTAGAAGTTGCCAGTTTTGTCGCCATTCACATCCGTTGCGCCGATGCTGTCGGGGTTGCTGATGGCGGACTGCGCGTAGCTGTTGGCGCTGTCGCTGGACGCCTGCGCCGAGTAGAGGGCGTTCTGCTGGAAGTGATGATCGGCCATCACGGTGCCGAAGTTTGTGAGGTGCGCCGTGGTCACACGGTTGTACATCATCTTCTGGAAGTTGTTGTCGAGCCCATCCAGCCCCTGCTGCTTGATCTTCGCCAGCGCGGACGTGGCGTCACCAAACCCATTGATCGCCGCCTGCCCTCGGGTGTTCAGGTAGCCGGGATTGTCAGCCGTGCCATCGCCATGGACAACCTGCTGCGCCTGCTGCATGAAATTCGTCACCGCAGACTTGGTTCGCGCATCGTCGAGCTGCCACTGGATGCGCTCCCCGATGCTGTCGAGGGTCGATCCGGCCTTGCTGACCGCCTCGCCCATCTGCTCCTGCTGCTGAGGAGCAGCATTTCTCATGGCGTCGACGCCGCCGGCGGTGAGGGCGGTCTGTGGATCGGGGCTAAGCAGCGTGCTTGGCGCGAACGTATCGGGGATCTGCGGCATTAGTTGAATCCTCCCATGCTGCCAGGCATGTATCCACCGTTGGCGAGGTACATCTTCATGCGTTGACTGTTGTTCCACTGGCTGGCGACAGAGGTTGCGCTGCTGAGCAGGCTGGAGAACCCTGCCGCGAACGGGCTGATCGTGCTCGCGGTCTTGCCCATGTTCGCAGCCGACACGCGGTCAAGGTTGGACTGGTTCGTAAAGTTGGTGGACTGCACCCGCGCCGCTGAGGCCTCGCGCACGGCGTTGGAGTTGATGTCGTAGACGTTGACATCCTTTACGATGTCCATGCTCCCTGCGACGTCCGCCGTCGTGCCTGTACCGCCCCTCAGCCCTCGCGCTGCCATGTTCACCGTCGCGGCCGCTTTCTGCTGCCCCGCCACCATCGTGGTGCTGAATTCCTTACTCTGACCGGACTTGATATCCGACTCGGCCGCGTACTCGGACTGCCGCGCATTGATCGAGGCCATGTCGGCCTGGTAGCCAAGATTCACGGCCTGCGACTTCGCCTGGTACTGCTGCGACTTGGCTGCAAAGTACCCGCCGATGGCCGTGTTGATGCCGCCCATCACCTGCATCATCAGCGCAAACGTGCCCGCGCTGGGCATCTTCGACTTGCCCCATGCAGACATATCCATGGGCGGCGCTGTCTGGTACGGAATCGAGGTGTCCAGGCTCACATCGCCGGTCATCAGAGTACTGAAATCCATTCCCATGGTTAGCCTCCCACGCTTACTTCAGTCGTGATCCCCACCACCGTCAAGGGCAGCGGGTTGGACTGGCTGATCGTGATCATGCCATCGGGGTTCCACGATGGCGGAATCGCAAGCTCAATCTCCCGTGTCATCAGGTCCGGCGAAGTGCCGTACGCCGCAACCGTGCGTTGCTTGTACTCGGTCAGGTTGCCGTCCTTTGGCCCTGCGAAGACGCTGCCGGAAAGAAACAGCTTGATCCAGAGTTTGTTGATGTTCTTCTGTGTTCCCTGACCGACGCCGGGAACTTGCTGAAGCGCAATAGGCAGGGTGTCAATCTCCGCCGTGTACGGAAGGCCAGCCTGCACCACGACGCCGGGCCTTTGCAGAGTAATCGAGCCGTCGGGTTGCACCACGCACTGCGGCTCAACCGCTCCGTCGACCAGCACATTCACCGTCTCACCCACCAGCCATGTCAGGCCTTCGATGAGGGGACGCGCCCACGCCCACGTCGCTGTCGCCACCGATTGCAGGTCCACTTCGAGCACCTTGTCGATCACCCCAACAACGACCGTCGGGCTGGTGTAGCTCTTGACCGTGAAGCGGTAGAGGATGTTGCCAGTTTGAATCCCTATCGAGTTGAAGATAGGTGCGCCGGTGAGGACAACCACGCTGCCGGGATCCGCGGGAACGAAGCTGGCAGCCGAAGCGTACAGGGTCAGCGTATCGGCTGGGCCCCAGGTTATTCCGCCGGTCACAGTCATCGTGACCGCGGACGCGTTGGTCCCGTCGAAGGTCGCTCCGCAGTCGACGAAGAACGCGCTCTCGGGCCCTCCGTAGAGCCTTGGCCCCATGCGCTCGATGCAGTTCGCCGTCTGGCCGTTGATCTGCCGCGTGATGACCGCGTACAGACGGTCCTCGGCACCCTCCGCAACCACAGCAACGCTCCGGAAGATGCCGTCTGTTACGTGGTGATGCCACGCACCCACCGACTCCTCGGGGATGTAGGTGAAGCCGAGCAGGTTGCCGCTTGAGCTCGGATACCAGACTACCTGCCACGCCGCTTTCATGAACGCCTGATCGAGGATGCTGAATCCATCGAACAGGTGAGCGGCGCGGAGCGACACATCGCCGGTCACATACCCGCCAATCTGCCACTGGTAGCCCATCTCGCGCACATGCCCACCCCGCGCCGCGCAGAACAGAAGCTGGTTATTGACGATCGCAGGAGCGACATTCGTCGCGCCGATATAGCTCTGCGGACGTGCGCAGATGGTCGAAGGCGTGATCGCGTCGGAGTTGCTTGGGCTCGCGCTGATCTCGCAGGAACTGGCGAGCAGGATCAGCTGGAGCAGCGGAACGACGTGAAGAATCGTCGACATCTCGCGCGTCGCGATGGCGATGGCGATGCGATCGGTATCCCGCACCGGCAGCGAATAGCTCATATCGCTCTCGGTGCCCGTCTTGGTCATCCACAGGTTTTGTGGATTGTTGTTCGTGCCCGCGAAGATCCTCCGCTGCTGGTAGTAGCTGACGGCGCCGGGATAGTCCAGGGCAGCGCCGAAGACTGGATCGTAGATGTCTGGAGTGATGCTCATATCGACCCCGATGTTGGTATCGGAGAAGGTGAGTTTGGGTGTCTGCCCAATGAAGCCGTACAGGCCATTTTTCAGCTTATAAACGTAATAGGTGTAGGCACCCGCAACCGCTGCCCAGCTCAGGGTGTTGTAGCTGCCGGTCACATAGAGGTTGTTCAACATGCTGACCGGCGTCGACGTCGCGCTCTGCTGGATCCCATCCGAGGCGACGGCCGTCACCACGTAGGTGTTGGTGATATCGACGATCTGCGTCCCGTACTGCAGGGTCGCGCCATAGGTGTAGGAAGCCCAGCCGCTGGCATCGAGTGGGTTGCCGCTGTAGTCCTCCAGGTAGAGCTCATTCGTGATGAGGTGGCCGCCTGTATCAATGGGAACCTTGCTGACCATCCAGAAGCCATCGAGCACCCTTGTCCCACCGCCGGTGAGCGTTGCCGTCAGTCCTTTGACGTACACGCCATCGCCGAGAGCCAGGGAGTGATCTGTTACCGTGGTGATCAGCGGATTCAGCGCAAGAGCGATGCTGGAGATGATGGCCATGTATCCGAGGGTGGGGGCGATAGCAACGCTGGCCGGGGCACTCAGGGATTGCCCAAACACAATCGAAGAAAACGTCCACAGCGTTGCCCCGTAGCGCCGCAGCTCCGACGGAGGGTAGTTGGGATGGACCAGGGTCATCACGTCCGCGCTCTGCACGAAGTGGATGTCCATCAGGTCGGCGGCACCGTAGGTGTTGGGGATTTCATAGGTCAGATCGGCTGGAAGAGCGTACCAGTAGCTCTGGGTCGCAGGGTCCGTATCGAGGGCAGGCACGAAGGGGCAGGCTTCTGGAGGGACTTGCGGCCGGTAATACGTCGCTCCGCCATAGCTCACCATGGCACCGATGGCGTAGTTCGGTTCAACGGCCAGACCGCCATAGGTCGGAGCCGCAGTCACCGCCGCCGCCAATCCCGTCACCGGATCGGTCAGCTCGAAGGTGTTGGCATCGAGTACCAGGACGTTGTAGGGCCCATATCCCAACCCGGCAGGGTAAGCGACATTATGGCCAACCGGCGCAACCCCTGTGATGGCCAGGACTACTGAATTCCCGGTGCTGAAAGGATGCCCAGGCCATGTAATAACGGTCGGTGTCGCGATCGTGTAGCTGACGGCGCCCGACGGCACGAACGCCGGCTGGGTCGCAGAATACTCCAGCGTCTTGCCTTGCGTGTGGAAGCGGAAGTAGCCGGGCCCAATCTCGATCACCATGGTCTGGGTGATCGAGTAGGTGAACGGAATCAACCGTGCTGGCCCGTTGTTCTTGGTGGTCTTGACGAACGCGAAGCCGGGCCGCTTCTCCGCGGGACCAAGCGGCGTCACAATCAGGTTCTCAATGCTCGCGGCACCGCTCTGGAACTTGGTGTCATCGATCCGGCCAAACATCTCCGGACTCAGCTCGCCGCCGATGAACGAACCCTTGAATGTTTTCGTGTTCGCCATCTATCTTCCCGCCATCCATGGAACCGACTGCTTGAGTTCGATCCGGCGCTGGTTGGCGTCGGAAGTCTTTGCCTGGCTGGTGAACGCCTGCGCCTTCTGCATCATCGCAGCGGATACCTGCGCGCCAGTGTCCCCCTTGATGAGCGGGCCCGCGAGCATGGAGGCGAGCTGGTACGAGAGCGCCATCACAAACAGGGCGCTGAACTGGTTGGCATCGCTGACCAGCAGCGTGTACCGCAGAATCGCATTGCAGACGTTGGTCAGGAGGATCCGGATGCCATCCGCACCGGTCTCCATGGCAAACGGCTGGGGCGTGTACACAATTTCAGCGGGGTTGGGGTAGTCGGGCATGGGGTGGAACCATGCCATCGCGTCGGTATCGACCATCACGTCGCCGAAATGCTGGGTGTAGTCATCCACCGCAAGCGGGGAGATGACGGCGATAGTGTTCAGCAGCCCATCGGGAACCGCGTAGGCGTACAGCCATGTGGTGCTGGGGTTGGTCGCCAGCAGCGCCAGGTTGGCGCGCCGGGTGGTGAAGTCCCACGTTGCCTGCTCCAGGAGGCTCTGGAGAGCGATGGGATAGAACCGGGAGCAGAATCCAGCCTGCACGGAGCTGTCCGGAGGAGAGATCGACTGGACATCGGCGACGTCGCCGATATGACTCAGTGCGAGATTGCAGACATCGACCGCGCTCGGCATGGTTGCCCCTCATAAGAACGAAGGGACCGAAGTGTGTGTCTTCGGCCCCTCGGGTGAATTGGCTTGGGCGATTACTCTTCGTCGGTGCCGTTGACTTCCTCTGCCTGCTTGCCCTTCTCGGCCTGCTTGGCTTTCGGCTTCACAGGTTCGATGTGCTCATGGAGGGGGCCGTTATGCTCAAACTGCTCTCCCTCGTGCCGCAGGACACCGTTGTAATGCGTGCATTTGGCTCGCACTTGCATGGTTCACTCTCTTTCTCTGCTGACTAGACGGCGAGTCCCTATGCGCACGGCGAAAGTTTCTACTCTCGCCGTGCGCGTAGCACTTAGGAGACGACGAAGCCGGACGGGCGTGGCGTGTTGCGTTGGATGGTGTTGGACACATACGCATCGAACGCTCCGGCGGTGAGGACGGCGGTAGCGATGCGGAACACGATGCGCCAGAAGCGCTGCGTGCCCACCGGAGGCTGCGCCTGCAACAGCGCCGTTCCCGGGGTCGCGGCAGCGAAGCCAAGCACCGGTCCGGCCAGCCGATCCGTCCATGCGGCGTTGTCAGGAGAGTCCTGAAACACAGCCTGCACGGTGGCAGCACCGGCAGAGGTGGGTACAGTGTGGCTGATGACATTGAGCCAGAGGTTCTCTCCGGTAAATTCAGCGCTGGACCCAGCCGCGCTGCCCATGTCGTAGACGTTGGTACTCGGCGTGTCGCCAATGGCCGTCGGGGCCTGGGCGGAGGCGAGTACGAGTTCAGAATCGAGCATTCCCATGATGATCTCGCTTTTCTGTGAGGGAGGGTTTCAGCCTCCCTCACGGTTAGAGGTTGCGGTTGCCAGTCGTTATACGACGGCGGCTTCAGTGATCAGGAGTTGGTCGACGGTGCGTACCGGAATGCCCATAAACTTCAGAACGCCGCCCGTGATCCCCGTTCCAGCGCCCGCCACCGATCCGGCAGTCACCGCTCCATACTGATTGACCGCCTCGGTGAACGACAGAGCGTTCTGCGACTTGTCGAGGGCTCCAATGCTCAGCATCTCCTTGACGGAGCGGTTGGCATAGAAAGCGCATCGGCTCATGCCCATGGAGGGAATGCGAGCCAGCGCCTTGATCATCAGCTTATTGATCCAGGTGGACGCGGTGATCGCCTGCGTACCCGACTGCCCATCCATGTCCGCAACGGAGATGTTGGCGATGCGAACCGCATAGCGCCAATCCTTCACACAGAGACCGTACTTCCAGTCCCACAGGTCGGCATAAGCACGGAAGCGGTTGTTCGCTGCATCGAACGCATCGATCACGCCCAGGTTCTCCTGGACCAGCCCAGCCTTCGAGCCCTTGGGGTAGAAGCCGGTGACCGTGTTCTCACCCCAACCCACAAGCCAGACGCTGGTGTTGGTGTTGCCCGCGCCGCCGGCGTTGATGATGTTCGGGCCGGAGGGACCTGCGAGCGCGTTGTACCGCGGCGTCAGTCCAAGGATGCCATCCTTGTTTGCCGACGTATCGCCGTAGAAGATCTGCTGCGCGAACGTCTCGTTCATGGATTCGACGAAACCCAGGGCCTCACTGAAACGGAACGCATCGCTGTTGCCGTTCAGGTCGGCCAGGTCTTTGTCGATCTCGTTGCGGCCCTGCTGCATCGCGCAAACATCCTCGACGGTGGCGCGGCCGGACTTGCTGGTGGGAACGCCTTTGTAGAACTGGCGCAAACTCACCGAGGGAAGGCTCGTGCGAACTACCGACTTGTGGCCGGTGGGCAGGTTGCCTTCAATGAAATTCATGTCGAAGATGATTTCGTTGGACTGGTTGAGGAGCTCGGCGAGAACGGCAACCTTGCCGTCGGGTCCGAAACTCTTGGCGATATCGATCAGGGTATTGTGCCCTGCATTGAGCGGAAGCGTAGCCATGGATTACCTTTCCTTATGGTTCACTTGGTAGGAGTTAGGGCGTTGTGCCGTAAAGGATACTGGCTGCACTGACGGGCTTACCCGTTGGTGCCGCGCCGGAAACGAAGGTGTCTTCGCTGATGGCCTTCCCGATCTTGTAGAACGCCCGAATCACTTCCGGATGGTTCCCAAGGCCAGTCGTTCCCAGCAGCTTGCTGAGTTCGGGCGAACCGAACGTGTCGAGAGCTTTCTTCGCAATCCCCAGGTTGGCATCGAGCGCATCGCCGCCGAACTCCTTGTCCGACTTCGAGCTATCGAGCCATTCCTTGTTGATTGCCAGAACCTGCTCAGTCTGACGCTCCGCAATCTTCGGAGCCATCGAATCGAGCAGCTTCTGTGCCGCATCCTGCGTCAGATTGGCTTCCTTGGCGGAGGCTTCGAAAGCGGTGAGGATGTTCGCATCGTAGGTTTGCCCCTCGGGGGCAACGAATGCGTACGTCTCGGGTGCGCCTTCAACCTTCACTTCGGGCTTGGCCTCTGCGGACTCCGCTGGAGTCGCGACAGGTTCTGCAACGGGCGGTATGACTACGGCAGCAGCAGCCGTCGCATCGCTCAAGAGCGTTGCAGCAGCAGCGACCGCCTCTACAACTGGGGTCTCGGCGCTATTTGGAGTTGTGGCCGTTTCCGTCGGTTCCATTGTGGTTCTCCTTCACAAGTGCCGAGTAAAACTCGGGGCAAAATACGTGGATTTGGGCTAAGGTGCGATTCCCGAAGTTCCTGTTTCCCTCGTTGAACGCCATCTGCATGGCATTGGTGTTGAACGAAAGACGGAAAACTCCAGACTGCTCCAATAACCGCCAAACGATCCGGCGACCACGTTTACTACTCATCAACCACTTCAGATCCAGCTCTTCGGTCTCGCTCGCCATGCGCTTGCGAAGGTCTACATCTTCCTTGGCAAGTTCTTGGCCGCGCAGGTCGGTAGGATCGTAGGCTTGACTCACATCCTCCACACTAGAACAGACCCGACCGAGTTATGTATACAGCCCTATTTCTTGCCGTACAGCATCTTCGTCGTGGCGCTACCGCCGTCGCCGCCCATCTCCATCTCCGTGATCTGCAGCCCCATGCTGCTCTCAGAGTCGCCTATCGTCGTCTGATAGCCACTCTTGCTCGTGACCATAGCCTTCGCGGTGAAGGTCACTTCATCTCCCACCTTGAGGCTGTCGCCGATGCCGAGCTTTCCCAGCACGTCGTCATCGAGGTTGATGGAGAGACCGTAAGGGTAGCGCGGGCCATCGTCTGCGGTCTGAGGCTCGTTCTGCTCCTTCGCCTCTTCCTTGCTCATCTTCATATCGACCATTGCCATCACTACACCTCCTGCGGCGACGGCGAGCCGTATCCGCTGTACTGGTTCATGAGATCGTTGAGGGCATTCGGATTGCCCGGGCCCGTGGGACTCTGTGCGAGATTCTTCGCCGTCTGCGACTGCTGCTGCATCGCTGCCGCCTGCGCCTGAGCTGCCTGCGCCTTGGCC